CTCACCAACCAACAGGTATTACTACATGTTGGATTTAGACGCGGTGATCAATCGCGCCCCCCTGTCCGGAAAATCAGACAGGAGATCCGGCCGCATAGCTCCCCAACTGGGAGTAACCATGCGCTTCGTTTTATACCGTGTAATCTCTTGCCTTAGAGACACCCGGTAGCCGGTTATGTAGCCGCCCAAGAAAGAAACCCACAATCCTGACGGATTGTAGGCAACGTTTCGAGGGTGATTGATCAGCTTAGGCTCATCATTATCTGATGAGTTCTTGTCACGATGGATTCGATAGCCATAAAAAACAGGCGTCGACTTTACGTAACGAGCTAAGCCGAAGCTTCGCGGGACAAAACGATTAGTTTTGTCCACGAGCTCCCACGGCGTTAGTATGCCGCTGTCATCCGCTTCGTGTAAAGGAACTACACACTTACGGGCCTCAGGATATACCTGAAGGACGTATGCGACGGTGTTACGCAATGTAACACCTGTCTTAGCGGTCCACTGGTTCAATCTGTTGATAGCTACAAAAGAGTCTTGCACCGTACGGAGACGTTTCACGTACACCGGACGGACGTCGCTACCCAAAAAGTAGTCGCCGCCGCACGACTCTCGGAACGGACCTTCAACAAAGGTCTTGCCATCATTCACCACGAATCCTAGGAGATTTAACAGCCTCCTCAGCAGGCGCTCGGCACGTTTATCTATGATAATATCATCACCATAGACAGACATGTTACGAACACCAACGTGACACCTCGTTTGACACGGGATGTCAAGGTAGCGGAGAACTACGGCACAGCACGCCGCAAATAGCAGTGTCTGTAATGGAAATGTAAAACCATTCCCCATAGTAGACACCATATGTAGCGGGACAAGACTACCGTCTGGTAGACGGCTCACAGGGCTCCTTAAACGCACAAGTGTTTCCATGAAACTCTTCGGAAACACGTAATGCATCATATGAAGACCCAACGAGTCCGAGGCACTCTCGAGATCCATAGTACATAAATGATCAAGTTGAGAGCCTAACCTTGCCATGCGCCTATTAACTTCTTGTTGTACTGAGAAGTCAATATTATACACCTTCCGTAAACGGGAATGTATAAGATTACCTAAACCGAGTTGCATCCACATGTTAACGGATGGCTCGGTACAGATAGTTCGCGCAACGTCCTGGTTCTTATTAACGAAGTTTAACTTACTGTGACTTACCACCTTGATGGGGCCTATGGCATTGACATCGCTATAAGCTAGTCTTAGCTGCTGGTTTCTTAGCACCAAGGAGTCCCAGATGTCTGGGAGGCCTGACGTACTAGTGAGCCGGGAAGCAAACATCTTCGTATAAAAGTCACAACCAAGTGCTCCAACAGACGCACCCGGCCCGACACCGCCAGCTTGAAACATACTGGTATAGTCGGCGAAGAGCGGCCCTAGATTACTAGGGTCGAGGAACTCTTTAACCTCCACTTGTAACATGGAGAAAAGTTCCCAATCCGGCTGAACTAAGTTTAGTTCAAGACCCCACGAGCGAACGCGCTCATTAACAGCACTGAATTTTCCCAGTGCTGCAGTGCACGCGAACTGCGAAGGCTTGAGAGCATTATTGAATTTCTTCAATAAGCTTTCCTTGAGGCGGTAGCAAGCTACTTGCCTTGGGGAGTTGTCGATACTCCATGACGGAGCGTCGACATCTATCTCAGTTCTCAGGTCTTTTCGTAAGCTCTGGATAAGTTGATCCGCGCAGAAATTCACGGGCCTACCACCCAGCAGCGCTGAGTTGCTTTGCAAGCTTTCCATCTTTTGTACCGATGGCTAGCGAGCAGAGCATAGTATAGACCAACTCTGACGATGAGGCTTCAGCCATAGTAATTGCTGGAACCTCAATCGTGTCTAAGTTGGTCCGGCACCAAAGAGTGTGCCATGACCCCGTATCGCGATCCGTTTTCAAGTAAACCGAAAACGCTTCACAACAGGAGTTCAAAGCATACCCTAACAGGTGCAGCACACCATTTAAGGAGGTCGTGTACGTGCTGTGATCGACTGACTCACAGTGCTGTACAAGACACTTTAGTGATGTGCTTCTCGCGCCAGTCAGAAGTTGGTAGTCCCTCATAATGATAGCGAGGGAACCAGGATCAAAACTGACGCGAGACAACATCTCATTCGCTGACAGACTCAAGTTTTTCATTTGTAGCTCCTAATTAAGGTGTATTACAAATGAGCAGCAGACGGCTTGCGCCGCTAGTGCCCGCTAAAGAGCACCAGTAATTGCCAAGTCCCCCATATTCGAACTCTGTTGAGCTACTGCACCCAGATGGGCAGAGTAGCCAGCACGAATGTTGGGGGCATCAGCAAGATCTGCTCCGGCCGGTATTTCAGCCGTGGTTCGCCAAATCGCGACGCGATAAGGCTGACCGGCAAGAGGCAGAACGCCCTTGCGTGTTACGACTGTATAAGTATTGGTCGGAACTTGAGTCACGATCCCTGTAACCGGATTCGCAGGCGGCAAAACTCGCAGCGTGCTGGGCCGGGTAAAGTTGATCGTGAACGGAGCCGCAACGGTATGAACCGTCACGCCCGCTTGGGTGCCGCCGAGGGCTGACACATACACCTGCTTACCAGGTTGGTTCGTAGGTGCGGTATCAGCCAAGACGGTATAGGTGGGGCTTGTAAACCCCGTCTGCGCTGCACCCGTGATGGGTGAGGTAACAGTAATGGGCATTTGATTGTGCCTATATGAGGTTGAGGTCATCAAAAATAAATATGATAACCAACACCGCCCTTCCCAGATATGTCCGGTCTCACAGGTCTGGAACTTGCAATCTGACGAGTTACAGCAGCAATGTTAAGCCACTTCGTCGATAGCAATCCAGGACACTGAAAGTGGAACGTCGGGTAAGGAACGGAAGAGGGCGCGTCACGATATATATAACGCGCTCTACCAACGGCCGATGGAGCCTCGCGAAGCTGGTAATTCAACGCGAGTTGCGCAGATGTCAAGTGAGCGTCACGGATGGTATATAAGTAACTGTTTCTTACAGTCCTGTTTACCCATCTTGGTGACACTTGCCATAAACGCATCCCATCTAGCACTTCACCAACGTTGGCGAAGTAGTCGATGAGCCATGAAAAAGGAATAGCCTCCCACGCGGCAGGGATGATGTCAAAGTCATCCGCGCCAATATGTTGGAGAGCCTTCTTCATGCCTGGAGGTTTTGACTGAAAACAGGCTTTATAGCGAACGGTGTTAAGTTGACTTTCATAATCAACGGCACTGAACGCATAGCCCGTCATCCCTGCAACTACCTGATTTAAAACTAATGGGTAGCGCGAATCGATCTGTTCCTTCCCAAAACCACTGACAGTGTAAAAGTCAGCGGGGTCGGTTTCTCGATCGAACAGCCCATCATAAGCCTTTTGGGCATCAGATAGATCGTTCAGCGTCGGCTTAACGCCAAACTTGTAGGCTAACCACGCATTTGCCACGTCTTTTCCGTATTGTTTCCTTTTACGGGAGACGCGTCCAATTTTCTTGATAGTGCCAGCAAAATCCCACGTAGCTTGGTAAAGAGACTTGACGGGAGACGCGAGCATATGAAATGTCTCACGAACCTCCGCCAAAAAGTTCCCCCCACGCCACGTGTTCTGGCTGGCAATATAATGACTCAAGAATTTTGAAGATGCGCGCCGATCTGCAAGAACAGAGATTGAATTGGAAGCTGTGAATGGACCAAAATAGTTCATTAACAGATCACCATATGTGAGTTGGAAAATATACGAACCGGCTCCGCCGGTCCAGTTTTCCATCACACCCTGGGTCCAATCCAATCGCTCGCAGGTGTTCCCAACGAGGGTAGTAGTCGCCGATATATGGTTAGCGATTTTTTCGCGCCAGTAAGGCAAATTATCACCTTTGGTTACAGAGGATGTTAGAACGATGTTCTTCACTCGAGAAGCGTGTGTCGGGTTTTGTCCCGGACCGCCAGACCAGTGATCAGCATCCACACGTAGAGCCAATGGACGGGTTGAATTAACCGTCGTACTCATAGGAACCTCTAGCTTTAAGGTTAGAGCGACCTAAT